CTATTATGAGTTCTTTAACCCATCAGATGACATAATATACCATCCATCTCTTAAAAATCTTAACTCTACAGATGCCCCTGAATTAAGTTGTATCTCATCATACTCATCATCTATAGAGTAATCGGCAATTATTAATACATCACAAAGAGCTTTTATTGTTATATTTTCGGTAGTTTTTGAATCTAATTCTATTTGACAAGCCTTAAGGTCTTTAACAATAATCGCACTTTCTCCGTTAGTTTTATAATTAGAATTACTTAATAAAGTTGCTTCTGATGTTTTAATGGTGATACCATTAATAATTTTAGTAACTGGTGTTGATTTAAATATCGCCATTTTAGATAGAGTAAAACTGTCTTGGGAATGCCCTATATTGTAATGATTTATTTAAATTTTCAGCCTCACTTGCCTGTCTCTCCATCATTTTGTCAGGTCTTAACCTTTCTAATCTCTGTGTTAATTCTTCAATTAATTTAGATTTTTCATCTTTAGATTCTGTTAATAACGAATCGTATTCTAATTGTATCTCCGAATCAGGTGTTTTTAAATTTCCCTGGTATTTTCCTCTAACTCTACCTAATGATTCTTTTACGTATGACGTGAACCACCTTCTTACCCATGTCTGTGCCGGACTATTTAATTCATCCCATAACATTTCATCTATCGGAATATCTGAAGGAAGTCTAACAATATCAGGGTTTTCCGCTAAACATGAGTCCCTATCATCGGTTTCGTAATACCAATACCATACTTTGTATTGATTGTTTTCAAGGTTCCCGAAATCAAACTTACCTCCAGGTACGTTCATTAGGTGTACTGCCTTTTTACCATTAGGAAGTGCGGTAACTCTATATGTTAACTCTCCCGAAATTATTCTTCTTTTAATGTTAATATCCTGCATTCTTAATAAGATATCGAAAGCGGGAGTTATAAAATAATTTCCTGTAGTACCCATTTGTGAAAAACCAGCGCCACCACCTAAACCTCCTCCACCAAAACCACCAAATCCACCCATAAATGGGTCAAAATAAGCGGCGTCTAATTCTGCTCGACTAAACCATAAAAGTTCATTTAATTCTCTTCCTTTGGGTATTTCATAAATCTGTTGTCCTGCAACCAAATCAATATAATCTTTCTTCAAAACGGAGTCACCCCCCGCTTGAAGTCCCACAATCTTAGAATATGCGTAAGTATACTGAGTTTCCCAGTCTAAACTTCGACTAATAAATGCTCTAGTTAATGACTGTTCATCTAAATTTAAACCATATAACGAGGTCCATTGTGATTCTATTAACCAATCATTAACATATTGAGCGTAATCCTGTATGGACAACTCTAATAGTGAGTCCATCATTTCATCGGTTATTTCAACACCTCTTATAGGAGCTCCTAATAGGTGTTTTATTCTAGTAAATAATTTACTTCTTTGTGGTTCAGTTATTGCAGACATATACCTTTTTATTATAAATATTAAGTATTATATAAATCCTCTTTATTAAAGACATATCTACCCCCTATTATCTCAGTATTACTATTATCGAATACCATTACACCTTTTTTGCTATTATGAAAAACTAACCAATCAGTTTTATAGGGTTTTATAACTCCCGTATCAAACATAATGATTTTACCATCGTCTTCTGTATAGTATTTAAATGGTTTTATTTGTGCTGTTTTATCACCTTCAGGTGTTCTTATCACGGCATCAACTCCACCTATCGCATCGACGACACTACCCATCTCACCAACTTGTTTTACATTTCCATCACCAAAAATTTTATTTAAAAGTTTGACAGAATTTTGTTCAGTTCTGTCACCTTGTTTGTGTCTTCTATTAACAGTTTTATACATATTCGTTAACGTTTTTGACGCATGTCCAAATAATCTTGTTTTAAAATTTCTTATATAACCTATAAATCTATAAACCTCTTTTATTTGTTGACTTTCACTTTTACCTTTGAAACTAATTGGTTGGTGTCCGTAATACTTTAACACCTTGTTCATATCATTCATTAATAGACAAAATGTCGTTGCGTTGGTATTAATCTTATTTAGAACTGACCTTCCTGGTTCGACCACACCTTCATACTCAAAATCATAAATACCTGATAACTGGTCCCCTTGTTTTTCTCTCCAAAAATCTTTAAATATTTCCTTAAAGATTTCATCTATCGCCTTTCTATAAGACCATTTAATTCTTGGGTTTTTATTGAATAAATCGATAGTTTCTTTCACATCCCTTGATGAACATCCTGAACTTTCAGACTCAACTAATAACTCCTTGGGTCGTACTGACTCAGTCAAGGTTCCCTTATTTTGACTATTATATAAATCATTTACAAATGACCAATTAACCACTGACCAAAAATTCTTTATATAATCATCTTTTTTATTTCTATATTTAAGATAATATGAGTGTTCCCATAGGTCTAAACCTAACAATGGAAACCCACCCCCTTTAATTGTGTTCATAAGAGGGTTGTCTTGATTCGGGGTCGACATTATCTTTAATCGATTATTTTTTGTTAAAACTAACCAAACCCATCCTGAACCAAACCTTTTTTGTGCGACGGACTCAAATTTACTTTTAAAATTATTAAAAGTTTTAAAGTCTTTAATTATCTTTTTATATATCTCACCTGAACACCTTTGTTTTTCTGGACTCAACATTTTCCAAAATAATGCGTGATTAAAGGCTCCGCCAGCGTTGTTTTTTACTGTATAATCGAACATTGATATTGTTTTTACAATGTCTTCGAGATTCTTATCTTTACCTCTCTTATCTTTAATCGCTTTGTTGAGTTTTTCAACATATCCCTTATAGTGTTTGTTATAATGAACATTCATAGTTTCTTTATCTATAAAACGTTCAACGGCTGAATAAGAATAAGGTAACCTTTCGATTCCTATTTTTTTCATTTCTTGAATTATTTGACTGGGTAACTTATTACCAATTTTTTCAGTAATAATACGGTTTTCTATCTCTCGTATTTTTTCTATTTTTGACTTAGTTCCCATAATTTATTTTATCTATAAATAACGCGGAACACAAAATAATTCATCTTTTTTCTGAAATCATATTTAGTATTTCTTCCATTATATCACCCTTTCCTTCGTTATCACCCATAACTGTCTCAAAAATGTTTTTCTTTTTGTTGAGTATATTATATATGATACCTTCTATTGCATTCTCAAAAATTGGGTAGTACACCGACACCGAAAATTTTTGTCCGTATCTATAAGCTCTGTCTTCTGCTTGAGAATGGTCTGAGGGTACAAATGATAAATCGTTCATTATAACTGCTTCAGCCGCGGTTAATGTTATACCAACACCCGCAGCTTTTAAATTACCCACAAAAACATTTATTTTTTCGTTACTTTGAAATTCGTCCACTGAATATTGTCTCTGAGGTTTTGACATTTTACCATCAAGTTTAACCGCAGATTTACCAAAATGGTCGGTAATCTTATTAAGAGTGTCTGTAAAATTAGTAAAAATTATAACCTTTTTTCCTTGGTCTATTATGTTCTGAGCCAACTCTATAGTGTTTTTTATTTTACTCTCAGCGATAACCTGTCTCACTTTCATTAATTTAGAGAACTGTATTGTGAGTGATGTGGATTCTTCAGATGAATTATACCAATCATAGTATTCTCCCATTAATTTTTCGTATTCTTTTGATTTTAACTTTAAATAAACCGGTGTGATAATCTTTTCGGGTAAATCTAAAATATCTTCTTTCAACCTTCTCAAAACCTGAGGTTTTGTTCGGTCTCGGAGTTCTTCAAGATTTGAAGACCCTGAAACATTCCAAACTTTTTTTGCCCCAACATTAAATTGGTATCCCGCACAGTATCTTATTGCATAAGCCATCCAGTTTTCGGCAACAGGTGAATCAACCAAATCTAAAAGATTATAATAATTCATGGGTCGTGAAGTCATCGGAGTTCCCGTTAACAACCATACTTTACCTACTTTTTTCGCTATGTTGTTTGCGATTTTAGTTCTCGCGGCTTTAACGTTTTGTATATAATGAGCCTCATCCATAACAACCAAATCAAAACCGTAATTTAAAATATCTGATTTGTCAGGATGTTTTGGGTCATGAAAGTTTTTGAGAATGTCATAATTTATTATTGTGTAATCCGAGGGTTCCCATTTCTTACCATCAATGATAGAAATATTTCTGTCTGTGTAGTTTTCTATCTCTCTTTGCCAATTTATTTTTAGTGACGCGGGACATATAATTAAAACTTTTTCAGAGTTATTTTCTAAAGAAGCTATTACTGTGGATGTGGTTTTACCAAGACCCATGTCATCCGCTAAAATATATTTGTCGTTACCTACTAATTTTTCTATTGCCTCTATTTGGTGTGATAGTGGGGGTCGATGACTATACTTTTCATAGTCTATATTCACCTCTCTTTGTCTATTCTTATGAAGAGCAACTTTAGGTAACCAAATGCTTGAAAGTTCCTCCTTATCGAAAAGTTTTCCCCATATGTGATATGACTTCTCTTTCTCAACTAAAAGTTTTTCAATATAAATCTTTTCGGGTTTTTTAGTTAAAAGTTTGTCGTCCATTAACTTTTTTGCGAAGTAACTATCTAACTCAACCCACCTTCTAGCTATTTTAGGGACTACTTTATTAAACTTTATTATGTAATCCGACTGAGCTCGTGTCAACTTAAAATGATTAAACTTCCTCATTTTAGACTGAAGTTTTAGGATATAGTTATTGTATCCATCGTATTCTTCAAGAATACGTAGAGCCCTTACTTCAGGTAAGTTGTTTAATGTTTTATTTTCCAATACGAGAGTAAATACAGTTAAATATAACAAATAACCGAATATTTATCAATAATGAGTAAAAGAAAAATACCTATTACAAGATTAGAAAAGTTTTTCGGTGCCGAAGATTTTGAGTTAGATATTGCGATGGGTCGTGAATGGCTTGAGGGGGATATGAACTTTAGACTTGTTCTTTATAGAGTTGATAAGCAAAAAACTAAAACTGATGATGTTTACGGAGAAACTGTTGAGGATGGTATAAAGTTTCATCCGCCTGTGGAGTTTCGTGGATATGTACAGGTAGAGCAACCCGAAAATCAAAATTACGGACAAAGTAGTATGTCACAAATGGAACCTGGTAATTTAAAGGTTGGCGTATATCAAGACACTTTAGATGACTTAGATATTGAAATAGAATATGGTGATTATATCGGGTACTATGAAACTGAGTCCAGAGTAAGATATTACTCAGTTGTTAATGACGGTAGAGTTGTTAGTGATAATAAGCATACTTATGGGGGTTACAAGCCGTTTTATCGTAGTATTATTGCATCACCTGTTAATGATAATGAATTTAGAGGATTATGAAAAAGAAACTTATAAAAGAATTAAATATAATAAAATCTCGTATGGGGTTAGTTGTTGAACAAGAAGAGGTAATTAATCCTATTGGTCTTAAAGTTATGGTTTATTATAACTTACATAAAAAAACATTTTCCGTACAGTATGACGGTAGAATCATATTATACGCGGATTATGTTAAATTAAAAGATGTCGAGTTTAGAGTAAGAGAGGGAGGTAAGGAAAAAGTTAGAAAAGAAATGAGAAAAAATGTTCACGCCTTTGTCATCGGAACTTTACTCGATTATTGTGAATGGCCTTGTGAAAATATGCCACCCGAAACCAATGAGAAAGTAATTACTTACAATCCATATAAGTACGATTCTTTTGTAAGAAAGGATAGTGAAGAGCCAATTTATAATGCAAATGAAATCGACATGATTAATACAAAAAATAAAATATTCCATATTAATGAAATTGTAGGTTAATGGCGTTTCCAAAAAAAATAAAAAAAGATTTAAAAATCACTCCCGATAAAATTTTATTAGAAAGAAGGGAGCAACTTCTTGAGTATATTCAAGAAAATGGTACGTACTTACCCAAGAGTGTTTTACACGCCGACTTAGACCGAGGTATGTTAGATTTTGTAAAGGAAGATTTAGAAATGTCTGCTGACGGTAAAACCGTAAACCCTATTGATATTATTATTACTACTCAGAATTGGGCTCAGTTTACTGAAACGTGGAGGTTTCAGGATTTGGATAAAAATATTAAACCTCCATTTATTGCCACAGTAAGACAACCTGAAGTGAAATATGGTTCAAATCCATCACTTCAATACACCATACCTAATAGAAAACAATTTTATTATGCAAAGGTCCCAACGTGGGACGGTCAAAGAAAAGGTATGGATATATACAAAATACCACAACCCGTACCTGTAGACATTACATACAATATAAAAATATTTTGTACTAAGATGAGACATTTAAACGAGTTTAACAAACTTGTTTTACAAAAATTTTCATCAAGACAAGCATATACGTTTGTTAAAGGTCACTACGTCCCTATTATTTTAGATAGTATATCTGATGAGTCAGTATTAGATATTGAGAAAAGGAAGTACTATATCCAAAACTACACATTTACAATGTTAGGGTTTTTAATTGATGAAGAGGAGTTTGAAATAGTTCCCGCGATTACGAGGGCATTGACCTTGTATGAGGTCGGAGTAGACACTAAGTCTAGACGTGCAAAAAAACATCCTCCAAATCCTCAGAACTTTGAGTTAGATATTTTATTCTTATCGGGAGTGACTAGTTTATCCGAGGTTTATCCTTATAAGATAGATTTAAATTTTCTAGACACAATTAATGTCGATGAGTACTCAGTTTATATAAACAATAATTACATGGGGGACGACCTACCATCAATTGAGATAAATACTAACGACACTATTAAGATAGATGTTGTTAAGTTAGACCCGACAAAAGAGTCGATTATAAAGTCCGAGGCACATATACCTTACAGTACTTAATTACTCCCCATATATATCTGTCATATCTTTACAAGTGTCCTCTATCATTTTTTCAATAAACTTATACATCTTTAATCCTTTCTTATTACAGTAACTCTTTAGTAGTGAGTGATGTTCTTCAGATATTTTTAGGTTTTTGATTTTCATATGTAGGTTTTTTTAATAAGGCAGAAAAAAGGTAGAAAAAAGAGCGCCTAATAAATAAATATACGTTATACGTATTTGTCCTTTCGGTTTTTACATAATATTTATCAAATAAATAAATTAAAATAGAAACTAATTAATATGGCAGACAAAGTATTCGTATCTCCCGGTGTATACACATCAGAAAGAGATTTAAGTTTTGTAGCTCAAAGTGTTGGTGTAACTACATTAGGTATTGTTGGTGAAACTCAGTCAGGTCCTGCGTTTGAACCCATTTTTATAACAAACTTCGATGAGTTCACTGCATATTTTGGCGGTACAAGCCCAACCAAATTTATAAACACTCAGATTCCAAAATATGAAGCGGCATACATTGCTAAGGCATATTTACAACAATCAAATCAACTTTTTGTAACTCGTATACTTGGTTTATCAGGTTATGATGCGGGTCCAGCTTGGTCAATCTCAACTGTAGGTAATCTTAAAAAAGACACAGTAGTTGGTACGGGTAATGCAGGTCCCTTTACGGTGACTTTCAGTGGTGTATCAGGAACTAGCGCTTCGACAACAATCACTAATTATAGTGATTTACCAGGATATATTGAAGATTACTTCTCATTACCTTACACTACATTTAGTGGTGGTGTTAGCACAATTGAGGATGATTTTAAAACAAGTCTTTATAAAGATATCGTAGACCCATCAAATTCAGGTAAAACTGCTTACATGTTCGGTACGGTAAGTGGAGGAACCTACGACACAATTACAGGAACATCAAATTGGACTGGTAGTACTAACGTACTTGATGTTGACGGATTAACTATCGATACCGCCGATTTTGAAGCATCCAAAAATGATTCTTGGTATTACTCTTTATTCCCATACGATTCTACAGACCAAGACTACTCAGGTGTAGGTTTCGGTTTAATCGTTACAGGTCTTACAAATACGTCAGGTAATAACTATACAGGTACTGCGGTTGTTTATGATACAACTTACTCAGGTACTGTAATTACTGATTACCATAATATGGTGATTTCAACATTACGTTCAAGAGGTATCTCAACATATAGTAATGATGATGGACCAGTATATGAAGTATCGGGATTAACTGATGTCACTATTAATAGTAGTGCCGCGTATTCAGGAATCACAAACAATCCGTTTGCAACATTCCAATTATCAGGTGTAACTAGTGATTCAGAAACGTTTACTTTTGACACCTCTTTCACATTAAGTGACCCTAACTTCTTAAGTAAGGTATTAGGACAATCTAACTTTGGTAAGGATAGAAACGAAGTACCTCTAATGGTAGGGGAACTTTACTATAACTTATTAAATACAGGTTATAGACAAGGTAAAATCAGAGGATTAAATACCGATTTATTACCATTCAATGGCGCTAGAACCGATACTGATAATACAGGTATCGGTTGGTATTTAGATAGATACCAAACACCATTCACCCCATATGTAGTTTCTGAATTAAGGGGTAATGAGGTATTTAACTTATTCAAGTTCATCTCAATTTCAGACGGTAGTGGTGCGAACAGAGAAATAAAAGTATCAATTGCAAATATTTCATTTAATAATTTAACTTTTGATATAGTTGTAAGAGATTTTTATGACACTGACTCAAGTCCCGTAGTCTTAGAGAAATTCACAAACTGTACAATGGACCCAAATCTTAATAGTTTTGTGGCTAAAAAAGTAGGTACGGCAAATGGGGACTTCGAATTAAAGTCTCGTTATATTATGTTAGAAATTAATGAAGAAGCACCAATAGATGCTTTACCATGTGGTTTTAGAGGTTATCAAACAAGACAGTATAAAAATTATAAGTCACCTCATCTAATATATAAAACAAAGTATGATACTCCAGGTGAAATTATTGCAAATCCCCCATTCGGTACTACGAATGGTGATAATGTAACAAGAAGTTCAGGAGATAACCCAAGAAGAGTTTATTTGGGTGTGTCAAACACTGTTGGTATCGACGTTGATTTTGCATCTTACAAAGGTAAACAAAATCCTACTGACTTAGCAACAGCAACTGAATCGTCACCATGGGCAGTACTAACTAAAGGATTCCATATGGATTCAGGGGCGACCGTGATAACTATCTCAAGTCAATGGACTACTTCGGGTGAAACTGCGTTCGACGTTGGAGACGCCTCGTTTAGAAGTGAACCAGGTGATACATCACCATACTATAGATTAAACTCACGTAAGTTTACATTAATACCCACAGGTGGTTTTGATGGTTGGGATATTTACAGAGAATACCGTACTAACGGAGATAGATTCATATTAGGTAACAGTGGATACCTCAAAGGAGCGGCAACGTCCATAAGATTCCCAACCGCAACAGGATGGGGGGCGTTTAAAACAATAGTTGGTCCTGATAAACAAGACTGGGGAAATACTGATTATTACGCTTACTTATGGGGTCAGTCTACATTCGTTAACCCTGAAGCGGTAAACATTAATGTATTCACAACACCAGGTGTCGATTATGTAAACAACTCAAATCTTGTGGAGGAGGCTATAGACCTTATTGAAACAGATAGAGCTGACTCAATCTACATTTGTACTACCCCTGATTACAATATGTTTGTTAATACAACTTCAGACTTTACAGGTAACTTTATTTACCCACAAGAATCAACTGAAAACCTTGAGGATACGGGTATCGATTCTAACTACACCGCTACTTACTACCCTTGGATTTTAACGAGAGACACCGTTAATAATACACAAATATACCTACCACCAACGGCAGAGGTTGTTAGAAACTTAGCACTAACCGATAATATCGCATTCCCTTGGTTCGCATCAGCGGGTTACACAAGAGGTTTGGTTAATGGTATTAAAGCACGTAAGAAGTTAACACAAGATGATAGAGATATCTTATACAAAGGTAGAATTAATCCGATTGCAACTTTCTCAGATGTGGGAACTGTAATATGGGGTAATAAAACTACTCAAGTTAAAGAGTCTGCACTCGACAGAATTAACGTTAGAAGATTGTTATTACAAGCTCGTAAGTTAATTTCAGCGGTGGCAGTAAGACTATTGTTCGAACAGAATGACGACCAAGTAAGACAAGAATTCTTGGATTCAGTAAACCCAATCTTAGATTCAATCAGAAGAGATAGAGGTTTAATTGACTTTAGAGTCGTAGTTCAGAACACTCCTGAGGATTTAGATAATAATACATTAGTAGGAAAAATTTATCTAAAACCAACAAGAGCATTAGAATTTATTGATATCGAATTCTTAATCACACCGACAGGTGCATCATTTGAAGATATCTGATAATTATTAAATGGGGGTCAGTTAATCTGTCCCCCATTTTTAGCCTTTAATTAAACGTTTAATAAAAAATAAAGAAATGGAATTCAAAAAGAAAATTTTAAGAGAGTCTATGGAAATCGAGAGTAATGGGGTAAATACCTATTCTGAGAAACCTCAGAACATTGTTATGACCGAAGCACAATTAGAAAGACTTATTCAGAACCTTAATAAGTAAAATATATGAGTCTAAAACAGATTATAAGAAAAAACCTCAATAACATTTTAGTTAGTGAAGGTATGGAAGACGGTAATCCCGACCACAAGTATTATGCTTTTGACTGGGATGATAATATCGTAACTATGCCAACTCAAATCATGTTAGTTGCTGATGATGGTCATGAGGTAGGTATGTCTACTGAAGATTTCGCGGAATATAGACAAAGAATAGGTGGAGAACCTTTTGAATATAAAGGTGAACTAATTGTCGGATACGCAGAAAATCCTTACAGAAATTTCGGTGTAGAAGGTGATAAAAGATTTATTGTCGACTCTATGTTAGCGGAGCCGGGACCATCGTGGAGTGATTTTGTAGAGTGTATCAACGGAGGTTCTATTTTTGCGATTATAACCGCTAGAGGTCATACACCATCTGTTTTAAAAGATGCAATCTACAATATGATTGTTACAAACCATAATGGAATTAATTCACAGACCCTTATCGGGAACCTTAAAGAATATCGTGATTTGTCAGGAGAGGTCTTAAAAGACGACCAACTACTTATAAAAGAATATTTAGACATGTGTAAGTATCATCCCGTTACTTATGGTGAAGGTTCAGCATCTAATCCTGAAGAAGGTAAAATAAAAGCTTTAAGAGAATTTATAAACTATGTTAAATATCAAAGCCAGAAACTAGGACAAAAAGTAACATTTACTAATGATGTAAAGAATAACTTTGTTCCTTTAATTGGTTTTTCTGATGATGACCCAGGAAATATTGAATCAATAAAAAAGTTTTTAGATAAAGAATATGAAGAAAGCCCAGTAAAAACTTATTTAACTAAAGGTGGAGATAAATTAGAAGTATAATTTATAACTGCTGGAATAAGATTTTACAGATAAAAAAATAAAAGTAAAGAGAAAAAAGTTCTGAGCTGATATTTATAATTAAATAAACAAGAAATTTAAAACCAAAATACTATGGCTGATTTATTAATGAAAATGCCCGTACCGTATGAACCGAAAAGGAAAAATAGATTTGTTCTTACTTTCCCTTCATCATTAGGTATAAACTCATGGTACGTTGAGTCGACCTCAAGACCTAATGTCCAAATTAATTCGACTGAAATTCCATTCCTAAACACATCTACTTACGTTGCGGGTAGATTTACATGGAACACTATTAATGTGACGTTCAGAGACCCAATAGGACCTTCTGCTTCACAAGCATTAATGGAATGGGTAAGATTAACTGCAGAATCGGTTACAGGTCGTATGGGATACGCTGCAGGTTATAAGAAAGACTTAGACTTGGAAATGTTAGACCCTACAGGTGT